ACTTTTTACTGATGTTTCTCCATCCCAGTTCACAGCATCTGAAAGACTTGGTGATGATGTAAATGAATTTGGCCAAGAAATCTTAGCCTTATATTTGTCGGCAACTGTAACATCATAACGGACAACAGGGTCTACCCCACCGTCAGCTGCTTTAGTACTTAGTTCATCAGGTGTAGGGTTACCATAAACACCTGTAGTGTCTGTAAAGATTGAACATTTAGATGAAACGTTACCCACGATGGGCGTTTCGGCGGCCAACACCGCAGAGGATGACACCAGACCGATTGCACCCAAAGTTAATAATTGCTTGAACATATATTTCTCCTATTGTTCTTAGTCGTATTGAGAGCGTACCATTTTTCTATGATTAGCATCTGATGCTAAGTTTCTCATAGCTCTCGGGTTGTCAGGCAAAATTGTATCCTCAAGTACCACCGCATCATTATACTCACCACCTGGTATATCTAATATGTAGTAAGATTCAATTTTTGGGATCTGAGCAAGTGCTGCTAACATTCTGTTTTGCTTTTCTAGATCTACCAAATCGGATATTGAATTCTCTCCACCTAATTTTTTCTCAAAGTTTGATAACTTTTCTTCTGGTTCTTTAGTTTGTTCTTCTTGTTCTTGTTCATCTTCTTTATCATTTAATGACATATTAGCCTGTACCCATTCATTATAAAAAGGATCATCCGGACTAAGGTCTCCCATATTATTTAGGTAATCTAGTAAGGCATCTTGAAAGCCTGGACATGAAGGATCTGATAAAGGAGATAGAGAGCATCTCATAAGTAGCTCATCTACTTCCATTTTATAGTTGTATGTAACTGATGGATCTTCAACTACACCGTCACCTTCAACATCTATAGATCCTTTACCCCATCTAGTAGAATCACTGTATGGGAACCTAAAGTATTTTTGTATGTTACCTCCTGGATTTCCTGACCAATCGTCCTTTTGTTCAAATACATATCCCCCATCTATTGCATCTTCATTTCTTACATATACTACAGCGTCACTTTCAGGATCTTTCACCATCTTATATCTATATGTTAACCCATGAATTTGCAAGGTCACATAAGGACTCGATGCATCAGGAAGTATAGTTCCCATACCCCATGACAGCCCAGCTCCTGCAGCATTACCTGTTACTCCGTAAGTAGTATCAGAGTAACAGAAGGAGGAAGAGGCTAGCAACAAAACCGCTGCCAAAAAATGTTGACTTCTCGTCTTCATCTAAATCCTTTAATGGGTTTAAAGACCCTGTATCTGTATCTGGTTGTAATTCTTTATTCGCTATCCAAGCAGCTTTAGCTTCCGCTCCAATCTTACCATCAAAAGGACATGGAGTCCCTGCATCCATCATCGCAGCAAAAACTCTCTCGTCTTGACACATAACAGATACCGCTGCAACTTTCATTCCCATATCATAAAGTACTTTTGCGTTCTTTAGCTTCTCACAGTTCATATCTCTTACTGTCTTACCAGCAGAGAAGCCTAAGATTTGCGTCTGCACAGCTCCTGATACTCCTACTGTACATAAGTCAGAATTAGCAGAATTAATAGAAGGAGAGATTGCAGAAGGAGGAGGAGATCTAACTGTAGTGGTTGAATCACTAGTACTGTTAACCGTACTTGTGTTATTGTTATCTGTGTAGATAACTTCATCACCTGCTTCTTGAGCGAAGGCCACATTAGCAATACATAAAAAAGATAATATTAATAATACTTTGTTCATTTTTAGTTCCTATCAAAACATAATAAGCAATAGTATTTATAAGAATTTATTTTTTTATACACACTGCTTGCTGTCCTGCAGGAAAATAACCAGGTCGTCCTGACAGTTCTGCGCCAAGAGCTTCTCTGGCTTGAAAGCATTCAGTCATAAATCGATATTGTCCATACTTTTCTACATAAGGAATTTCATCGTAAAGATAAACGAATACAAGAACCCACATTACAGTTCTTCTTTCTTTTCATCCCAAGGCTGTCGACCACTATAAGGTACCCACTCTGCGCCTGCAACTATTAAACATGACATAGGAGGTCCATCTTGATTTGGAAATGATAAGACAAAAGCTAATGTACCTGTGTCTTGATTTAAAAATATTTGTGCTGCAGAGGTAAAAGTTTTTCCATCTTTAGAAGCGATCGTACCGGTTCCTTGCAGTAACAGAGCGTTCTTATATTGTGTCATTATTCTCATTACTTCAGGAGATGGATCACAAGGCACATTTATTTGTATCATATCTGCATATACAGGAGTTGATATTAAGCCAAGTGCTAATAATAGTTTCTTCATAGTATATCCTTTCTCAATAAAAAAGGGGAGCTCACCATGGCCCCCCGCGCACTTATTAAGTAGTGACCCTGTAGGTATATAGCTTAGAAGCTGAACGTAGCTCCTACTTTTGAGCTTACTGCATCTGATGCATCTACATCCCATGTAGTTTCACCGAACAACTCAAGCCCACCAAACATTTCATATGTCGCACCAAAGTTGATTTTTGGATTGTCAAATGCATTGCTTAGTTGGAATTCTTCGTTGTTGTATACTGGTAGATCCATATCGGCTGTAAGTCCAACACCAAACATTGAGTAGCCGATTTCAGGAGTAATCTTTACTCCAAAGTCTTCTACTGCTTTTCCTGTTGCATCGTTAATTGTGAATGCGGCTTCTGTTTCTACGCCCCAAGTGATACCTGTTGCTCCAATCTCATTTGCTGAGACTGATGTTGCCGTTACAAGAGCGGCTGTTGCGATTGCTGCAATTTTCATTTTTTTCTTCCTAGATTAAGTTAACATTATTAAAGTGCCACATTTCCTGTTGCTAAGCAAGTGGCCAGCTCCCTGTGATTATGCAGCTAGTGCAAATCCAGATGGTGCAAAATTGTCGTTTGCATTTACGTTTTGTAAACTAGAATACATGTCGATCCTATTTCAGCCCCATCAAAAATACACATCATGTACTTGTGGTGGAGCTGTCCGGTACTGCCCCGGAGTCCAAATACCCCTTATCGCGCTTACCCATTAATTATATAAGAAAGCCCGAAGAAGTGCAACTTTTTTTCTTCTTCGGGCCCTTTTTTTTCAGAGTATGGTATTTTTACCATACTTTTAGCCAAAGCGTGCTAGGTACTGACCAATACGACCTACGAATGGGAGTAACATTACAGCCATTAATAAGTTCATACCTGTATGTGCCATAGCTATTCTAAGCGTGTCTCCCTTGGGAAGCCCATCAGAGACAAAGAGTCCAGCTAACCATATAGTACCAGTAGTGCCAATATTAGCCCCAAGCACACAAGCTATAGCTGCAGGGAGAGGTAAAGCTCCTGATGCTACGAGAGCAATAATAGCTGTAGTTGATAATGAAGATGATTGCCACAACAAAGTCATTATGATACCACCGAAGAACATATACAACGGGTTACCTAGAAACCAGGTAAGATGTTCCATATTACCCATTGACTTCATTCCCCCTGAGAATGTTTTAAGTCCAATGTAAAAAATAACAAGCCCTACTAGAGCCGTGATTGCAGGATTACCTAAATCCATTTTCTTTACCTTCTTCCAAAGTTTCTTTCCTTCGCTCTTCATTTAAATATTCCTCATACGCTTCTTCGAATCCGTCTTCGTGATAACATATTTCGTGGTTGCCCCACATACGTTTAAAATATCCATCATAGCTATCTTCCATAGTTTTTTTATCTACTAAATGCCCTTTAACTATATAGAACATTTTAGCGATATCTCTACCACTGGGGGTCAAAATGGAGGTTCCTCACCTTCGTATGAAGGTTTCCATCCCATAGATGTACCAGTGCGAACTGCATACTCAATTGCAGTTTCTTCTTCCGGCCAAACAACATCTTGTTTAGACCCATACAGAGCTCTCATATCTTCTGCTGGAAGAATGCCATGCTTAAGCATCCAGCATTCTAGTTCAATAGGTATTTCTTCAGTTGTCTGCATCCCAGTCACCGTCCCATGTATAAAATAAATGATTGCCAATCACCTTAGACAGAACCATATATTTTGCCCAGTTAGGATTGACATAGTTAGCATGATAGTAGACTGCTCCTTTAGTAGGATCCTCTACGTTACCTATCATAACATCACGTGCTATAACTTTAGCTTGAAACCAAGCTCTGTTTTCTTTAGGATCTTGATCCTCAATCATATGAGTCCAGCTAAACTGTTTAGGTTGATAAACAACCTCACAAATAGTAGATCCCCACTCATCGTGCTTAACACGATTCAATGTTACTTGAGCAACTGCGATCTGACCTTCTACTCTCTCACCTCTAGCCTCATGATAGATGTTCAAAGCAAGACATTCGTGCTGCTTTGGATCGACAGTAGGAGGAGCCATCATCGCTGCTGCTACAATACCTGCAGCAATAGACATGGTTATTAATCCACTTATTATATTTGTTGTTCTGCTCATAAGCTATTTATAGTCTCTTTTTTAACTAAGTGCAACTGTTTTTTTTATAAATATACAGAAAAAGGGCATATAAATGGCAGATCAACCTACCCCTATCAGAGATGAAGATACCCCTGAAGGTAAAATGGAGTTACAATTTAGAGTACTCGGTAACGAAATGATTGGTATAAAGATGATTGTCGATGATATGAAAATGAAATGGGTCTTTATTGGTCTATTATCTATATTGGTTATGACATGGGCTGCCGCAGCTTTTGTACCAGTAATTACAGACACACTCTCAGATGAAATAGTAGTAGAAGAGTAAACGATGGCTGAGAAAAATTCATTTGGAGTAGAAATGGCAACTAAAGAATCTAAAAAACAAGAAGCCAAAATGATGCAGGCTGATTCTATCTATGCTCATCTGGATACAGATGGTGATGGAATTATTACTGATGAAGAAATGGCTAGAGCTAAAGAGATAGCAGAGTGGGAGCATCAAAAGAAGATGCGAGAGAACGAAGATGCTAAAGAAGATCAGATTAGAGCTATGGCTTGGTTTGCTCTTTGGGGTATGCTTCTTTACCCTGTGCTTATCTTAATTACAACTATCTTTGGAGTAGATAGCGCAGCAAAGGTAATCGGTGATATTGCACCGACATACTTTGTAGCAATCGCAGGACTTGTAGCAGCATTCTTCGGTGCTCAAGCATACTCAAAGGGTAAAGATAAAACACCTCCTAAAGGTTAACTATAAGCGTAACGAATATCGCTGATTAACTCATCAACATCATTTTCGTTAGCTTGATATAACAAACCAATACCCCCAGCTTTATTCCATTTGTGAATATTGCTGGGCTTATCATCAACTAGAATATTAGGTTCACCAGACAGCCGTTCAGCTGCATACTTCTCCTTTTGTTCAACAAACAATAGGTTAGGAATCTCAGGTAAGAACCCATGACGATCTAACCACACTCGTTTCCAATAAGATGAGTTAGGCAGATCTCCAGCAATAGGAGATGAACAAATCCCATAATCACGTCCGGCAATTGCTCTACATTGATCAACTAACCAACCTGAATTGGAAAACGGATAAAGTTTATTAAACCAATCAGTATTCTTCATAGCCTCAATAGCTGTGATAGCATCGGGATGATCTTTCCAATGCTTTAAGTTATGCACGTGTTCGAAGTGCCCAAAGAAGTCAGCGATGACTCCATCCATATCCAAATATAATTTCATAGACCTAATATTCTCCTTACTACTACAGGATCATCACTATTCAAAGAACCACCATCGGATATATGATCGATAAACTGCTCGAAGTAAAACTGAGCGTCAGAATTATCTTCGACTAAGTTAGCAGCAGTACGAAAGAAAGCACGAAGCTTCATATCGTTAAGACCACCATCTCGCATAGCCGCAGGCTTGAACTTACCAGCACGTTGATTACTCATCAAATTTCTCCTCTATATTACGTATATGCTTACACTTGCGAAACGCAGGACACGAACAAGTAAAGCCATTCTCTTTCATTTCAATATTATAGGAACTTTTACCATTTGAGGCAACTGCATTCCATATAGTTCCTATCAAGAAGTTACCTTTAGTAATGATGCTATCAGCAGCAAATACTTTAGGACCAAACTTACTCATAAAGGCTACTCCATGCCATTAGCTTAGATTTTTTATTCTCCATAGCAATATGAAGCTCTTCATCTTCAATACCAAATGTATTCTGTAAAAGTTTAAGAAGAAGCTTAACGTCTCCCATCTCTTGAACTAGACGTTTTCCAGTATCTCCAGGGGTGTACCCAAAGCGCATAGCCTTGGATAGCACCTGAATCAATTCAGCCATCTCTTCCATGGCAATAACAGCAGTTTCATCTTGCTGCTTACTAAGTACAAAAGTTTCATTTTTCAATCTGTATACTCCTTATCTACAGCTGAGGCGTCCCACACATACTTGTACATTCTAGGATCGCCGATTACAACAACATCACTATCACCAACTTCACTATAGACACGAGCGTCCATATATTTGTGATAGTAAGCAGGACCTCCGAATACTCTGCGAGCAGCTTGATAACGCGCATCGCTCATTCCTACATAGTGAACAGTTCTAGTCATTTTAACTTTGGATACTCCCGTTTTAAAATAGGATCAATAGCTGCTTTACACTGACTATCATTCCAGTTATATCTCTTCTTCATATCTGCATACAAAGCTTTTTTAGTTTTAGATATAGAAGCTACATTACGAATCGTAGCATCAATCTCGATGAAGTTAACAGGTTCAATATTTCTAGTTTTCTTTTTCAACACCTACCTCCTTATGCTACTAGCTCATTAATCATCTTATTTAACACTTTAATCTGCGCTTTTTCAGATAATGTCATTGCTAAGTAGCGGCTAAATGTTGGTGAAATCTCAACACCATTTTCATTTAAAAACTCAATCTTTTCTTTTATCAGCTGCAGCTGGGTGCGGTTAAGAGTCATCGCAGTTATCTCCTTATCTACATTATTTCTTATCATACCTTATCATATACTCTTTTTGAAGTAAGTGCAACTAAAAAAGGGCTAGTCTCGAAACTTTTTTTCTATAAATAGCAACAGGAATGAGGAGAATGTAATGATAGATCCAGTCACAGCTGTTGGCTTGGCTACTACTGCGTTTAACGGTATAAAGCAAGCTATCGCTATGGGAAAAGATATTCAAGATATGAGCGGGCAGCTCGGTTCTTGGGCTAAGGCTATATCTGATGTAGACTATGCACATAAAAAAGCAGAGAAACCTAAATGGTGGAAAAAGCTAGGAGGAGGAGTCCAAGCCAACGCCATGGAGGTTTGGCTTCAGAAAAAGAAAGCTGATGAGATGAGAGAAGAGCTTAAATCTCATATCAGTACTTTCTATGGTCCATCAGCTTGGAAAGAGATTTTGCGTATAGAAGCTCAAATGAGAAAAGAGCAGCAAGAGGCTGTCTATGCTGCTCAGGAGATGAAAGAACAAATCGTTCAGTGGTTTTTTGGTATTATAATTGTATTAGTTGCAGTGGGTATAATGGGCGGTATTGTTTATTGGATAGGACTATCTCAAGGCACTTGGTAGTTAAAAGTCTCTTGTTAGATTAGTTACAAATGATCCTTCAGGTGATTGCCAAGCTGTCATAAGCTCGGCATACATTTCCGGTGTCATCTGTATTAAGTCCCACTTGTTTTTCTTTTCATTAAACTGTCTAATATACACTACTTCATCATACGAGAAGACTTTAACGTCATCGTAGCGGCCCCTGTCATCTAAGACAGTGATCTCTATTTCATCTAAGTCCATCTCAACTGTATACATTACTCGTACTTTTTATCATGTTCTTTACCTATACCATAGTCTCCATCATATTTATGTAAAGACTCAGCTTTAAAGCAAAGATATTGACCAATACGAGTACCAGGTTTAACTTTCATACGGCCACACGTTACGTGCATGACCCCAGCCATAACCCCATGATAGCCAGTATCATAGAGACCTGTAGTAAGGTGAACCCCATTACGATTAAGAGTACTGCGGGTGATAACGAACCCAGCTTCGCCCATTCCAACTTCAATTTCATTCTCCATAATAACTTCATAAGCACCAGGATACAGATACCAGTATCCGTCTTCGAATAGTTCTACTTCTTTAGATCCTCTATGAACCTTTTGCGTCTCATCGACAGTAAAGTCATTACCAAGAATCTCTAATACCTTACCTAATCGCAAGTCAACAGCGTTAGGTTGAATATCTTTAGGTAATACGTTAGTAAGAGAGCTAGTACTCTTCTCACCCATAATATGTCTCATAGCCATAGCTTATCTCCTTAAGTATTATTATAGTATATAGAACAAAGTAATGCCAGCCGATTTCTCAAAAGGCTGGCATTTTTTTTAATTAAGCAGCTCCTGTGCCTACTTCCATTCGCTTACGAAGTTGCTGTAAGAGCAATCCATAAACTGGGAGAAAGACTACGAACGATACTGCGATCTTAAACACAACGTCTACTGATGCAATCTCTAGCCAATTAGCACGCATGAACTCATCTGGTCCATATGCGAATGCAGCCCAGAAGAACGCATAGGTATCTAAGATGTTAGCAAACACAGTAGAGATAGCTGGAGCTACCCACCACATATCTGTTAGCTTCTCACGAATACGTTGAAAGATAGAAACATCTAGCATCAAACCTAATGCATATGCAAGAGCGGAAGCAAACCCAATCATAGGAGTAGCAATAATACTACTAATAATAATCGCCGGTACAAAGGCAATAGCAATAATCTGACGAGCAACATACTTATTAGTTAGTCGTACAGTTAAGTCAGTAGCAACAACAATAAGAGGAAACACAAACATGCCCCAAGTAAAGTTAAGATTGAGTACTGGAATAACACCAGCAATCTGCACTGTATAGTTTGCTAATGCAATGATTACAAGATGCAATACTACAAGTTTACCGACGAGAGATAAACTCTCGTCTCCGAAGTTAAAGTGACGTTTAATTAGTTCCATTAGTTTTTCCTTAAGCTAAAATTTGTTGAGCATGAGTAAGAGCTTTCTCATACGGTACAGGTCCAGTCTCATCAGCATATGCAACAGGGTCAGGACGACCTAGTTTAATAAATGCTTCAAGACGTTCTACAGAAGATGAGCTCTTATAATCAGAATACCAAACACCATTATGCTGCATAGGCTTATACGAAGTATTAGTACGTTTATATACTTCATCAAAGTCTAAACCTAAGTCATCACATAGTACTTGACCATCCTTTAAGATATCAAACTTATCTAGTTCTAGGTAAGGAGTGAAATAAGTCACCTTATCAGCATCCCAGTTACCTTCACGAAATGCATGATCATCAGCATCACGAAACTCCTGACGACAATCAGGATACACTGCATGGTCGCCAGCATGAATGCCTAGAGCGATAGCAGTTTCTTCATCTGTATCTTTAACCACGCTAAGAGCTGCTGCTTGTACAATAGAAGCAAAGATCTTATTACGGTTAGGTACTACAGTTTCTTTCATCGTCTCTTCTTCGTAATGACCTTCTGGCACATCTGCACCTCCGGTTACTAACGTAGAAGATAACAATGATACTAATCCATCTAACTTAACAGGCTGATACCTGATTATATGCCCATGTATTGCAAGATAGTATACTAGTTCTTTAGCACGCTCTAATTCACAAACGTGCTTTTGTCCATAATCAAACGACAAAGCTGTTACATTACTTGCGCCTACTTCTTTAATAGCACGCAATAGTAGAGTAGAGGAGTCCATTCCTCCTGATAATGATACAACGATATTTTTCATTTAGTTCTCCAATATGAAAGCGGTGTGTTGTTTAAAGTGGTTAGCTTTCATGAACCACTACTGCCTCATAGTCTTTGAGGTAAGAGTATAAGCATCTGAAATAGAGTTCTTATACAATAGATTAAAGCTTGATGCTCTAATAGGGTTAATGTCAATACCGCCTCTACGTGTATAGAGACAGGAGACAACAAGCTCTGACGGGCCTAAAAGGTCCCATAGACGTTTGTATACACATTCACAGATCTCTTCGTGAAAATGATTCTCCTTACGCATCGAGACAATATACTGCATTAGCGACTCTGGAGTAATAGTTTTAGCTCCTTTTACATGAATATAAATATCACCCCAGTCGGGCTGATTAGTAACGCGACAGTTAGAGCGAAGAGAGTTAGACATATAACGAGTTGCTTTACCATCACTTTCTACCACCTGTAAGATATCTGGACTTTCATTATAGTGACTAAAGTCAATATGTTCAACTGCTACATGCTCTTCTAGCTGTGTCCATGATCCAGCCATAGGCTTAGCATAACCAGCATCTTCATTAATATGTAATACTACATTGAGATCTTGCTCATCCTCACATTTAAGAACTTCAAGCATATCTTTCCATACTGTCTCTTCTACATTTGCTCTTGCAACTGTAATAGTAGAGCCCATCTTAGCCATATTAAACGAGTTTAGATATAGTTTAGCAGACTTCGATTCAACAATATTCTCTGAATGAGATGCATAAGACCAACGCAACCAACCAGAGATAGGAAAGCCATTATCAAGTAAGCAACTAAACTCATAAGAGTTCCAAGTATCGATACCATTAAACTCTTCACCAGTTAAGTTATACTGAGTACGATTAAGATGACGAGGAATACCTACTAGTAGACTTTTATCTACTTCATCAGGCGTTTCATAACGCATCATAGTTTTACCGTCAGAGGTCTTACCTAAGACCTTGCTAGCAATCTGTTCAATTTCATCCATCTTTAGCTCTTTCCTCTTCAATAGCTTCCTTAGCAAACGTTAAGAACGTTATAGCTTTATTAATATCTAACAACACATCATCTTTCTGACCTAGACGCCAGAGATACTTAAACGCTTGATAGCGATTATAATCCGTATACGGATCATTCTGATGCTCTTCACATAGCTGCTTAATAACTTTAATACACTCTACATGACCCTCTTTCTGACTATAATGATTAGGTCTCGGATCATCAGACTCTTCTACCTCACCTTTAAACAGCTTCTTCAATTATTCTCTCCTTTAGAAACACAGTCCATAAATCTATAGACATATTGCGTAATGAATTACTAAGACTACTTACAGTATCATCTTCAAGTATCTTCAGAGTATTATATGATATAATCTCTCCAGAGTCAACTTCTTCTGTCACTTTATGAATAATAGTTCCAGTAGTAGGTAGTTTAAGATCCAAAGCTTTTTGCTGAGGGTCTTTACCTTTCAGTTCAGGATAGGTAACAATATCACCAGGATGACCATTATACACTTCACAGTTAATCTCAGGAAGAATACGAAGGTAGCCATGAAGCGTTACAATAGGAGTAGTACCTCTTAGCGACTGGAACATAGAGATATTACTCTCTATTTCTTTCTTCATATCCTTATGTTTAATAATATTAGTAGCAGAATGCTTACGCAAACTACTATGCCAAGAATTCTTATCCTTGTTATCCGTAAATATATAATCAGGCCACTTCCCTAAACGAGAAGCGACCTCTACGATTTCAGTACCAGACTGACTAAAAAGAGCAAACCACATATCTTATCCATTACAAAAAGTTCGAAACATTTTTATATTATATTCGATATCTTGCCATTTATCAACTACATTCTCATCTATAAGAGTAAATAGTTTAACTGACTCTTTATTAGATAATCCATAATCATTATAGTGAATACCTTTCATACCATGAATAACAGGATTAGAAGTATCCATAGAATCAATCCATTTATGATCTTTATACTCTTTAAACTCTTGAGGTAACCCACAGCCTAGTAGATGATGCGGCTTAGAAGTGTCTATAACTCCATCACGTAGCATATCTGCTATTGCTTTCTGACGGCCTCGCATCATACGATAGTATTTATTCCCTAGAGGAGGCTGTATAGTCTGAAAGAACGGATGATTAAACGATAAAGCAATCTTATCTACGAGGGGGTTGTTAGCATGATGAGTATAACAAGTAACAAGCTCATCATAAGTACTCCCTTGAGCGACAGCAATAATCTGACCAGGAAGCCCAGCATATGTAGAAATAAAACGATCAAAGCTATCAATAGTAGCGCTTGCATTATCGAGTACATCTGGAACGATATACCAATCTGGCTTGAGCTTAATAATCCAATCAGCGTATACATCTCCGTCAAAAGCTGTTCCCAGCTCGAAGATAGAGTTATCGAGGAGGACTTCTCTTCCATCTTTTTTTGCCTTTACAAATGTATTATAATACTCTTCGTTCTCCTCAAATAGATGAACGAGTGCGTAATCATAATCGGTTAACTTCTGCACCCTATCAAAGATACTAAGCGGTGCTTCATGTGCTATTTTCATTGCAACTCCGTAATAAAAGTTTCATTTTTATGTACCCAGATAACCTCGTCGTTATTCTTAGTAAGCTTAGATCTACGTCTATTCTGCTCAACATAGGATATCATATCAGATACATTATAGCTGTAAATCTTTTTCTGTTCAAGGTCTACACCATATATTTGTTCTGCTTTAGTTGTAAATAACCAACCTGGACCTACTTTCTTATTATTGTTAAGATACAACTCAACACAAAGCCGGTCTTTGAATATATTAGTTTTAACATCAACTAAAGTACCTTCAATAATACAATCCACTTTATCAATGACTTGGCTCTTATAGTCATTTAAATCTTCCCATTCAAGATCATTCTTCTTACAATATTGCTCTACTAGCTTCTCACCAGCATCACCTTTTGCTCCAGATAATCCATACCTACCAGCTGAATTAGCATACCATGTCATTAAATATACTCCACACAGCCATCTTCAAAGATAAGATCTATCTCTTCATCAGTTAATTTACCAGATACAACTTCTACATCGCAAAGAGTATCACGATTTCCAAAGTACTGATCTACAGAAGCAACGATTTCCCCTTCTTTGATAACGTCAAAGCGAGCTACATATTCTTCAATGTCGCGGTTAAATGATAATTGCATAACTATTCTCCTTCATTTGATATAATAGTTATATACTCTTTTTGAAGTAAGTGCAACTGTTTTTTTCAGTTTTTAGGAACTTTTTTACAACTCTTCTAGAATACCTAGAATCTCTGCTACAATAAACAAAGCTCCGGACAGCATAAACTGTCCGAAGCAAAGTGAAATTCCAGCACCGATACGTACAACACTTTTAACAAGACTGATATAAAAATGTTTCTTACTTACGTCTACTGGTTCAGTCATCGTGGTGCAAACTCCTGTTGTAGTTTAACATTATCGAAGAACTCTTTCTTAACATCAGAGTTATGAAACTCTCCTCTGAGCACTGTTGTTTGAGTCAAAGAGCTATGCGCACCAATACCGCGATTCTCACAGCAACCATGAGTAGCTTGGATATAAACTGCTACGTTATCTGAGTCTGTTGCTTTCTGAATCTCTCGTACAATCTCATTACAAAGTTCTTCTTGTAGGGTTCCTCTACGAGCACACCACTGAGCAATACGAGTATACTTGGAAAGACCAATTACTTTCTCTCCTGGTATAATACCAATGTATGCTACTCCAGAGACTGGCTGGTGATGATGTGAGCACATCGATTTTAATTCACTACGTACAACCAGCATACCATCATACCTACTATCTCCAGAGTTAGGAAAAGCAGTTGCTTTAGGTGCTGGCTCATAACGCCCAGCCATGATTTCGTTGATGTACATTTTTGCTAATCTGCGACCTGTATCCATAGAGTTAGGATCTCGGTGACGGTCAATAAGGAGACTATCTAAGACTCCTTCGAACTTCTCTGTTGCTTCGTCAATGATTGCTTCTTTATCGCCATCCTGTAAGAAGGAAGAGATATTATCTCCAGCCCAATAGCGATGTCCTGCGTCTTCAAGACGCATCTTAATTTCTTCTGAAATAGTCATTTATTCTCCTAGTTATAGAGGGAGGCCTCTATGTTCCAATTGCGTTTCCAAATAAGTAGACATGCATTCTTCCAGCGACGTTATAGCCTCTTTCAAATGCCATCTTTGCTACATCTCCAGCCGTAGCGGACTGTTCTTCTTCTCGAGCACCGACAGGCATAATCCAAACAGGATAATCCACACCAGCATCTCTAAACATTGTAACGACTTCGTCAAGTTCTTGCCACTCTTCTTTTGTCTGTCCTACAACGAATTTTAATTGACCTGCTTTAGATAGGTCATAATACTCTTTTACTATCTCCGGTTTAATAGCTTTCTCTCTTTTCTCTCCTGCTACTGTCCATAGCTTAGGTGATACAGAGAAGAACGCTTCTGGTTTAAATAAAGGGGAACCAACGACCTCTTCAAACTCTTTAGATAGTTTTTGAGTACCATTAGTTTCCCAGGTGATGCTAGACGGTAAATTATTATTACAATAAAAATGAGTACCTCTCATAGGCCCGCCAGGCATTTCTACTAATGCATTATGTATATCTATAAAAGCATTCTGTGCATGACGCATCAAGGGCTCACCGCCTGTAATACATAGATGATTATGTTGTAGTGATAAAGGATGACGAAACCAACCTTCTGGATTATGTTCAGTCTTCATAATATCAACTAGCTTCTGAGCTAGCTCTGCACCTGTAGCTTGACCCATAAGATGCTTAAACTTCTTAGACCAAGTATATGATGAGTCACATCCTTTATCCCATACAGGTAGATCTTCTACTCTATCAACAGAGTGAGCATCAAAGTCTGCATAAGGCAACTCATATGTTTCAGGTTTAGTCGGAAACTTCTGACCAAAGCCATCGCATTGTAAGTTACATAAAAAGAATCTAATCCATGCTGTAGGTACACCTGTATATTGACCTTCTCCTTGAATAGAATGAAAGATCTCACTATAGGTGTATTTCTTATCCGCCATGAGTTTTCGCTTTCTCTACACTATATCCATTACCATTAGGAAGTTCAGTCCAGATAATAGTATCACCTGGCTTCCAGTTCATTGTATCTAAAAGATCATCTGGAAATTCGAGAAACAGCTCACCAGAGCTATCTGCTTGAACTTCTATAAACTTTTTATTAAGTATAGCTTTTACCATATCTAAGCCTCGTAAATAGCGCTGTTAGCTCCATGCTCTGCACACTCACATGAAAC